GCGCCTCGAACAGTTACTCGGGTTCCCTGAAGAAAGGAGCCTCGAGATGATTGAAATGGTTGATCGCTCGTTCCTTGCTGCCCTGGGTGGAACCGTAATCTCCGCCCAGGTCTGGCCAACGAGAGGTTTTACGCAGAACCATATACTGACCTGCTCGGCACACAACTTTGTGCTTAAACCCGTCAGCAATCACTTCATCTTCGTACATTCCTTGTAGGAGTGTTACTCCACCGGTGCCAGACATGTAACCTCTTTCTTGAACTCTTCTAACTCAAACGGGTCAGATGCCGCTGGATCCGTGGGTTTACCCCAACCACTCGCGTTGTGCCATGTGCCGCCACCCATGTGATTGACCCTCACCCGTCGGGTGGTGTGCAACTGAATGCCCAACTTATGACATTGACGACTAAATTGCCAATCCTCTGGTTCGCAATCAACCACGAACCGTCCGGAGTCGTCCTTGCGAATACGGTTGTCTACCTGGAAGCAAATCTTCTCTACCCAGGGCTTGGAGAAGTCGACCAGCAACATTCCAGTGTTGAGGAGCAATCGAGGATGCGACCACGTAACAGGAAGTTGGTGGATCTCGTTCATTGTCAATCGTCTAGGGTGCCACTTATCGCCTTCAACCTCAAGAGCTGTGGAAGTGACTCCGGCCACCGTCTTGATCGGAACGGTGAGCGCCATCACCTCACAGTTGTTCGTGGTGAACTCCTGCCAGAGTTGCTGGACCCAGTTCATCTCTAGAGGAACGATATCCGCGTGAAGCAGCAAGAAATGGGTTGTTCCTCGCTCACCACGACGGTTAAGTGCCTCCGCCCAACAGCGGTTGAACGCTGCGGTTAGAAACGAAGACCCAATCTCGTACGTATCAACCCCTGAGAGGTAAAGCATTCCCAGAGCAGATCCGTTATGCCGCGACCCGTCGTAAGTGGGCAAACCAGCAAAGATCTTCGCAGGTAGTTTCATTTTCGCCGGATCAGCCTCATTAACAGGAGCGCGAGCACTACCTGCCTTCATTGCTGGGACCAGACCGGGAGCTTCATCAATCAATTCTTTTAATTCAGGCACTCAGCCTCCTTGGCTGTTTAATCTTACCTTGCAAGTGTTGATAAAGTCAACAAAATTCTTATCGTAGTCTACCGAACGGTGACCCACCCTTAGCCTTGGCCGCTGCGGCCGAAGCCATTAGAGCTGGGGGAGTGACTCCTTTCGGAGGAGCCTTCTTTTGAAATGGTGGCGGAGCGCCCGGAGCACCAAACATCGGGTTGGCCATCGGGTTCGCCATCGGGTTAGGCATCGGGTTTGGCATCGGTGTTCCTGCCTTGAATGGATCCTTGTTCGGCATCTTTCCAGGACCGTCTTCAGCCTTATTGGCGATATCCCGCTGCTCTTCTTCTGCGTCGATACCCGGACGGGTGATACCGCCGACTGCGAGGTTGTAGTAGAACGTCTTGTAAGAGATGCCGTCTGCCTGAAGTGCTGCGAGCATCTGTGCGAGCTCTGCGGGCTGCATCTTCATGGCGTAGAAGTCCTTAGACAATTCAACACACACGTAAGTTAAATCGTCTGGCGACTTCTCGGTCCCAATCCACCAAGCGTGAGTCCGCATGGCCTTGGTCAACTGCTGTTCAAGAACCTGAGCCATCGTACGGAGGACAGCCTGTTCTCCTGAATGACGCATCCCAACAGCCGTTGCCGTCTCAGCGACCATTGCTCCTTCTTCAAGCAATCTGGCCCCGAGTACAGCCATCATCTTACGCTTCTGTTCATCTGCCGTTTCAAGAGCACGAAGTCCTGCACCGCTGAACTCAAGCATCCCAGCGGCTCCACCCTTGTCAAGAATGAGCACTCCGCTCGGACCGATCTGCACTTCGTTCTGCTCGTTAAGAGCCGCACCACTGATCCACGGTGTCGGTAGAGCCACGAAGTGACGTCCATGCTCTAAGTCAGCCATGGTACGGTAGTGAGAAAGGTTCAAGTCTACTAAGTCCAAAAGTGGTGGCTTAGAAACTTTGGCTTGAGATCCTGTGCTATTTACAAAGTAGAAAGGAATGAAATCCAAGGGCTTGCCACGTCGCACAGGCGTAACTACTTCGATTACACCCCAATCTTCGCCCTTCTTACCGGATAGACCGAACTCCGGAGGAGCAGAAGCTCGAGCAGTGGGTTCACCGTTGTACATCGCGCGCTGCGCGGCAAGACTGTACGGGTTGGGGTTCATCTTCGCTGCCGTCTTACCTGCTGCTCCGGCTCCCTCTGCCAAGGTACTAACCCGGGAAGATGTACCGTCGTCATTAGCGGTCAAATTAGCCAGCGCATTGCGCAACGCACTGCCCTTTGCCCATACCTCTTGGGTGTAGATGCCCTCTTCGAGCTTTAACACACGGTACCGTTCATCTTTAATGGTGGCGAAGTCATCTAGAGGATCTAGTATTTCAGTCTCTTCCCGCAGAATAACGCGGGTCAACTGTTCTTCACCATCAATTCGATCTGTTGACCAATTGATAATCGACTCAGCCTCGTAACCTGCCCAATACGGACGCTGTTTATCCCGATTTTCTGTGTCCGCCATGTCCACCAGGATGCCATATCTACCTGTAGTTAGAACTTCCTGAAGAGCCTCGAATGAAAACAAATCTAGAGTTGTTCCTGTTAGTGTGATGTCCTGGATGTGCCTCTTGATCGGGTTTTCTTTGACTTCAGGAACTAGAGGTTTGCGAATGGGTAGTCCATCTGGTCCCAAGACTGGCTTGCCGAACTCATCAACATGCGGTGCTCCGACTTGCTTCATGATCGGCTTACCGTCTGGGCCGATCTTAGGCTTACCTGTCTCCGGGTCTAGTTCAGGAGTTTCTTCTGCACCCGCCACTTTCATGATCGGCTTACCGTCTGGGCCCACCTTCGGCTTGCCCGTCTTGGGGTCGATCTCTGGTTCTTCAGCCGTTGGAGCTGCCTTCATGATCGGCTTACCGTCTGGGCCCACCTTCGGCTTGCCCGTCTTGGGGTCGATTTCCGGTTCTTCAGCTGCAGCTTGTTTCGGCGGGAAAGGCGACTTCGCCTTCATGATGGGCTTACCGTCTGGACCCACCTTCGGCTTGCCCGTCTTGGGGTCAATTTCCGGTTCCTCAGCCCCTGCCTCTTGCTTCGGAGGGAACGGAGACTTCGCCTTCATGATCGGCTTACCGTCTGGACCCACCTTTGGCTTGCCCGTCTTGGGATCGATTTCCGGTTCTTCAACTGCCGGAGCCTTCGCCTTCATGATCGGCTTGCCGTCTGGACCCACCTTCGGCTCACCGGTTTCCGGATCAATCTCTGGTTCTTCTTCGCCCTCTGCCGGAGCCTCTTCCATCTCGGTTTCGAAAACAGGCTCACCATTTTCGTCTAATTCTGGTTCGCCGTCAGGTCCGATCTTAGGAATAGGATTACCCTCGGCATCCAATTTCAAAACGGGTTCACCGTCTGGACCCAATTTGGGTTTTGGTTCTGACGTGGCAGGAGCCTCTTCCTGTCCAAATGCTCCCGCTACGGGTTTCTTAACGGGTTTACCGTCTGGCCCCACCTTCGGCTTCATAACAGGTAGACCGTCCGGTCCTACCTTCGGCTTTTGAACTGGATTTCCTTCTTCATCCAGTTTAGGTTCAAGGTTTTCGTCTAACTCTGGTTCCATCTCCGGCTCAAGAACATTTTCCTGTTCCGGTTCCAATTTGATGGTGGGAGACTTTTGAAAGACTGCTCCTGCGAACCCATCAACGGTGCGGCCCATGGCGTTGAAGAACAGAGCTCGAGCCTTGTAGGCCTCGTAGGCTTTTCCGCCACCAGTTAACTTGTGCGAGTCTAATTCGGGGAGATATTTCACTCCACCCGTTTTGACTGCGTCTGATCCGTCGTAGCAGTCACGGCATCGTGACCACCGATCTCTGGCTGAAATGTACTGCGAATGTTGAGTCGATACGGGCATTGGTTACTCTCCTAGATTATGCGAACGCTTCTGCGTAGGCTTGTACTGCAGGTTAACACCGCCTGGTGTCCACCTCTATTATACGTCTAACCCCATCGAATTCCGGCGAACTTGATCGCCCGTGGTCCGGTGACCAATTCATTGAACGCAGTGCTTGCTGCGTCAACTTGGTCGTCGTTCTTACCGTTGGGGAATACCTCATGTTCTTGTAAGAACGCTTCATTCCAAGGAGCCTTCTTCAAGTACACATTTCCAGACTCAACCTGCGCCCGGTAGGGTTTGGCACGGGTAACCTTGTCTCCTGTAGTCGGAGAAGACCCGTAGTCGAACCCGACCAAATCTCGTGCTCGTTTGGCAATAACCATCTTGCCTGCAGAACCGGGTTCCAACTGTTCTTTCTGAGAAACCTGTTTACCGTCCCGACGTACTGTAGCAGCCATGGTGTCATCCACATCCCGGGGAGACCACTGTCCTCGTACCACGTCATCGATGTAGAATTTCCCCTCTTCGATATCATAAGAAATCCTTACACCGACAGTGTAGTCGCCCTTGCCCTCAGAAGCAGCCGTGTCCCAACCTCGCAACCGTCGCATTTTGTGAACAGGAACTTCTTCTACAGTCTTGAACCAAGATCGTTTGAAAAGACCTCCGCCTTCAGGAGCGGGTTGCTGTTGTAACTGACCTGCTGTACCGTACGGACCTAGTGCCAGTTCTAATGCTCTAACCTTCTCCTCATCAAACATCTCCGGCCATAGTAACTCTCCGGCAATGCGGCGTGGATCATCCGGATGAGGACGCTTGGGGTCATATCTCATCGGGAAACAGATATGTCGCCACTTCCCCTTGGTTAGAACGTGAGCAGTAAGATCTTCCTCATGGAGTCGCTGCATAACGATAATGCGCTTGACTCCTCGGCTCACACCACGGGTTGAGATTGTACGGTCATACCAGTCAAGAACTGATTGACGAGAAACGTCAGAACGCACTTCATCTGCCTTGTGCGGGTCGTCAATGATAAGTCGATCAGGGTGTTCTCCGGTTCCTTCACCTTTTGTAGAAGTAGCGAGTCGCCAACCTTCCGTATCATTCGTATACCAGGTTTTCGCGCTCTGATCTGCGCTCAACCCAACACCGTACACCCGGGCATACCACGGTGAAGTGACGATATCCCGCATCTTCATCGTATCGCGGATTGCGAGACGCGCACCGTACGATGCACTGATATATCGAAGTCCTGGGTATCGAGTCCATTCCCATGCGGGCCACAAAACCGAGATAAGCAACGATTTCATTGACCCTGGAGGGATGTTGACGAGCAGCCCCCTGTCTGATGGGAAGGTGCCGTTGGTTATGGCCTCGAGTTCCCTACAGATAACGTCCAAATGCCAATTCCACCGCAACGGGTTGCCAGGTTCTAACATCTCCCACACACGGTACACAAACTGCTTCAAACTCAGAGAAGCCATCTCGGCTTCGACACGCTCCAACTCCACAGCAATTTCCTGCTGTTCCTCCTCCGGGGTTAGCTGATCTGGATCAGGAGCAAATATTCCCATTAGTATCTATCCTTGAGCACGGTGACTGGGCTAGCCTTCATGATGTCCAGAGCTGGGTTGTATTCCACCGGAGGTTCTGCAGGAGGAGGGGAAGAGGGAGATGGCGGAGCGGGAGTGTTCTTTACAGAAACAGGTTCTGAAACGGGAGCAGAGGATTTTTGAGCAGCAGCCCACTCCGGCGACGGACCAGGAGAAATAGCTTCCACAGGAAGCACTGGTAGTGCTTCCGGTACATTGTTGACCGTGACCATGGCAGATTCTTTGCCGTTGATCACCTTTGTATTCAGCCATACAGGAGCGGTATTCTCTACAGGTTTGAATTCAACTGCAAGTCTTGAGACAGGGGACACAGGGGACCAACCGTCCTTCAGAACTTGAGGTGTTGAGTCTTTCGCACCTAGTTTGCTCGCGTCTGGGTAACCGTGCTTCGGGTCTACCCACTTATCATCTGACCGTAGAAACAGCCCAGTAACACTCGCCCAGGCATTCGGGTCTTCGGACAACCGGTCGATAACCAGGTTGTCAGAGGCGATCGTTACGCCTTGAGTTTTGCGCCAATTGTATCCGGTAGCTGTTTCGTACACCTGGGCAGGAACTTCGAGTTTGAAAATACCTTCTGGGGTTCTTATCGCCAGCAACCCATCGTCGTTGATTGCCGCGTAGATCCCCGCGCCTTTCAAAACGCGCAACATACTTTGCGCAACGATCCTACTGAGGTTTCCAGTCTGATACCCGTCTTCCGGCTCCCAATTTTCATACACTTCTTGAACAGCAAGGGCCAGAGCTTTCCGAACAGATCTAACTCGGGAGATAGAAGCGAGAGAAATCATCTAGTCTTTGGTACATCTGAAGCCGTACTACCGGCAGAGGAGACAGCAGCACGAGGTTTAGAAAAAGACCACGGATCAACTTGTTTTTGGCGTTCTGGTGTAAACTCAACAATGGCAACCTTTGATACTGGAGCCGGAGCGACAGGTTTGGCCGCGTAAAGATTCTCTCCGAGCACGAGAGCCACTGGAGTTACAGACCACGCCGGACGTTGCGGCTGTGGCGGCGGAGTGTGTTCCACTATCGGATGATTTGAGACGGGTACTGGAGCTGAAGGGATTGCAGGATTGATATCTTCTCCCTCCACTCTAGCTCCTTCGGTCAACGACCATGCTGGGCGTTGAGACTGAGGATCAGGAATGTACTCTACTATCGGATTGTAGGAAATGGGTGCTGGTGCAGTCGGTAGAGCGGGGTTGAGCTCTTCGCTCTTAACTCGAGTGCCACGGGTCAATGACCACGGATCCAATTGAATTTGAGGATCTGGAACATACTCTACAATGAGTTTCTTAGAGATTTCTACGTCTGTCAAAAGTCTAGGATTTGTTGGACCTGTTGCAGCATCTCTAGACTTAGTGACCTCCCACGGTTCCCGTTGAATCTGTCGCTCAGGAACAAACTCCGTGATAGGATTATCAGAAACATCAACATCACGGACCATAGCCGGGTCTGTAGAGACAGGCTTACCCTTCTGCACCCGCGTCAGTTCCCAAGGATCCGTCTGACGCTGACGAAGAGGAGAGAATTCAACGATAGGATTAGTACTGACGGGTGCCGCTTCAGTGGCCCACGACGGGGTTGACTCTTCGCTCTCCGCCCGCCGAGGGGTGGTCAATGACCACGGATCTTTCTGAGGTTGCCGCACAGGAACGTATTCTGTACTCTCTGCTGGTTTCCTCAACCGTTCTGTAGGACGACCTACCGGTGCACCCTGGTCCGACTTAGCACCGTGTACTGGATTACTATTCCAGTCATACTGTTGTGCAGGAGTGCCAATTCCGGTCCAGGTGCGCATATTTTCAGCGTTCTTGTCATCCGGTCGAGCATAATTCTCCGGATGGCGAGCACGGTCACGAAGGTCAGTAGGAACAGCCATTATTCGTCATCTCTCCACATAACAAACAGTTGCACGGGTACAAAAGGTTCCCCAAGTATAGGTGGGAAATAGATATCGGCAAAGTACACCGCTGGAAAGAACTCATGTGGGAACATTAGTTCGGATCCAGGGTATCCAGGATAACAGCGGTGCGATTTCCGCTACCGTCTGTGGTTGCCGTGACACGATCCTTGGTGTCGTTCACGTCACGGAAGACCTTTGTCAAGCCCGACGGGAATCCGGAAGCCTTACCGGCCAGCACGGAACTCATAATGCGCAACGCTTCTTGAACGGTGTAACCTGTTTCCACTCCATCCGCCAACTGAAGAAGTGCGTTCGCGATCGAAGTTCGGTCGAGCAGACCGTCCTGGTTGATGGTTGTTCCACCCGTGGTGCCAACCAAGCTACCAATACCTCGCACCACGATGCTACCTTCTGTACTAGAACTATCTACAATCAGTCGCCCTGCAGAGAAGTTAACGCTGATGCTGGTTCCCACGGTCGTCACATCAGTAAGTTTCAACCCTCCGCTATAGTTCCAGAAACCCACACCATTCGAAGTGTTGACAGACACTATTGGAGTTCCACTACCAGGGACACCATCCGTACAATTGTAAAAATTGGAGTCTTCCAGTGGTACTTCGTCTCCCCCAGAGTGAAATAGTTCCCTTCAGGATACAATTATGCCCGTTGACAGGTCAACAAACTCTCGAGCCTCTCCAGCATTTAAGAACCCGATAGTGGTGGTACCGTTGTTACTCATCCAAACCACATCGTTCCCATTTCCATTACGAATGTTCAAGAACTTCACACCCATCCCCGGGTGCTGCAAGGGCACAAATGCAGCCGTCAGAGTAATCGTGTCACCGTAGAGTTTCACCGATTGACTCTTTTCCTAGCAGCGGGTCTTCTCTTAACATCTCGTTCTGCCAGTGCATGATATGCTGCGGCCAGCTTTTCGAGTTCACCATCGGGCATTTTCTTTTCTACAGCTTCCACTCGATTCGACAAGATGGTTTGACCTGCCACCAACCCTGCGTGAGCAACTTCATTGGACATCTTCATCTCATTGACTGCTGTCACTAAATCATCAATCTTCACCCAAGTAGTGTTTTCTTCCTTTTCTACATGCGAAGATAATGACTTCTCAACACGAGAAATACCCTCGTGTATTTCTGTAGATTCTCTTAGACCTAAAGCGACATGTTTGTCATACCCACGTAGGTCAATCTCAATCTTATCCAAGCGAACCTCCTGTTTGTCCTCGCGGGTATTAACGTCATCAAACCTTTCAGTGATGGACTCGAACTTTTCATTCACCCGCTTTTCCATAAATCCAAGCAACACCTTCATCACAGCAATCAGTGCGCTAAACAATCCGCCTATGATCACTAGAACTAGGTATGGGTGTTGTGTTATGTCTTCGGCCACTGTTGCTTGTGCCAATAAAAAGCTGATCATTTTACACCTGCTGAAAGATGGGCTTGTAGAGCCTTTATTTTCTGTTCTTGCTCTACTCTGAACAGCTCTAATTGACGAATTCTATACTCGTGTTCTTGATCCATCGCAGTCTGAGCGGTGTTAATACTGAAAACAGCGTTTTGACGCTCAATGACAATCAATTGTCGTCCTGCAACGTAAGCAATCGCAAGAGACATAATAGCTATCCACGACCAAGCAAGCATAGAACGGTGATTTGGATTCTGTATGACCTTGAATATCTGTTCCCCTGGAATGTTCATAAATCCTCTCAGAATTCGTTAGATTCTACAGCCTTAGCCATTCTCTCTGCCCGAGCAGGAGTCTGACTTGCCCACAAAGATTTACGAATACCGTTTGCAGCACCTATGTAATCGCCAGCACGCATCTTTGCTAGTGTATTTTTGAATCCCAGCACTCCGTTTGCACCCATCTGAAACGCCATGGCCAACAGAACGGTCTGCCTCGTCTCGCTTAGTGTTCTCCACCACGGGATTCCTTTATCCAACTCAGATTGCTTCTCGGCGATTTCATCGCGAAGCAGGAACAAAGCCTGTTTCTCGGTCAAACCACCGCCTTTGCGCTCGTCGATCAAACATCCAAACCCGATAGTCCAGAACCCAAGATGATCTTGATAAGCAACGTGCCGCCCGCCACTCATGACCCGTCCCTCTTCCTTGATCAACAGCTCTTCGATGTTCATTTGTTCTTTCCCCATCCAAGCACGGTCGTTTGAGGTGCAGGAGTTTTGGTCGCCTTTGGAGCCTTCCACTCACGCACCGCAGCCCACGCCTTATCCAACAGACGTTCATCCTCTGCAGTGAGTTCCGGTGGATTCTCGACTTTCTCGCGCATAGATTCTATTATACCTTGCTCTTCAATCTGCGATATTCATCGAACACCCGTCTCGAAGCCGAACCGGGTAGCAAAGAGAAGGTGCCTTCGAACTCATACCCATTCTTTTCCCACCATGAACGACCTTCTTTTGTGGACATCACTTCGTGAATGGTTCGTTCCCCATTTGGTCCTGGGTCGTATTTCAATTTCCCGTCGTACCCGAATTTGGCCCATGTAGAATACCCATTCATGTCGTCTGGTAAGTCAGCAGCACCTTCTGCAGTTGTTTCCAACTTGCGGAACCCTCTACTAGTCGCCTCTTCGACTTGTTGCGAGAAAGCATTGAGACCTAACCCTTTACCGCGGAATCCCTTATCTAAGAAGAACTCACTATTGTAAATTGAGTCGTACTTCACTTGCCGCCGCATATACCCGATAGGAAATCCGTCGTCTCCCATCAACTCGACGTTTACTGCAAGTATCTTTTCTGACTCTGATTCGTAACTGGTGCTTTCATGGACAGTAACCCTCGATCCTGGAAGAGCTCCACTGACAAGAGCAATGTCCTCTCGGGTTAACTCACGACCGAAGTTAGTTTTTGTGTACTCTTTTACTTGCTCCTCTGACATAGCATCCAATGCAGAGTCACCTGTCACTTTCGAAGGAAATGAGAAACCCTTCGGCGCAAATTGACCTCCGGTTGAGGAACCAGCAGGCACCCGAGGGTGAACAGACTCTGACCAACCGTGAGACATTAGAAATCTTCAGTCCAGCCAGCAACAGGCTTCCAGATCAACCCTTTATCCCCTGGGAACGGTTTGCGGTGATTATTGCTTCCTCCGATAATCTCCTCGGGGATTCCATTTGGAAACGCTTCGCAAACCTCCTGCATCTTGTCTTCACGGTTGAATCGAGCGCACGTGGCGCATGCGGGAAAGACTGTCATTTATCCTCCAAAGACCTTTTCGGGATAAGGACCATTCAGCTCTAGATAGAGCTTCTTGACCTCATCAGAATATTTGCGCTTTCCTAGTATACCCCCGGTGAAGGTCTCGACAACGAATTCGTGTGGTGAGTGAGAAGCGTAACGACTGACCTGACGGGTGACCTTCTTCATAGAATTGATGTGCTTCTCATCAGGAGCGTCAATGACACGACTCTTAAGTAACCTTCTAGATTGCTGTTCCCAATCCTCACCAGAAATTGGTATGGAAGATCCACGTATTTGTAATTCCTCTCCCCTGTGCAATTGGTGGGCTATCTCGTGCACAATGACATGGTCCTTATGTGGTGTGGAGTGCATTCCAGCAGCATGCAATTCTTTCTGATTCTCAGATACGATCGTAGTACCGACCGCCCACGTTCAGATAAATCTGATTTGTCTCAGTGTCAGAAGCGCCAATGGTGTCAGGCGGCAACGACGGGTGCATTTTATCTGTTAGTTCGACGTTGAGATGGTCAACATCAATACCCTGTGCCTTCAGTAGTTTACGGGCACGGTCAACAGATTGGCTTGCCTGAGAAATACGAGCATCTTTCTGTTTTGTTGATGTATGGATATCTTTACTCACTCTTCCCGTGATGGCGTTGTAGTCCCCACGACTTGACGTAGCTCCGCCACGAGAAGTCCACTGCCCACCCGTCGGGTTACCTGCAGGTACTCGTGGTTGTTCCATTTAGAACCAGCGCACGGCAACGCCCAATTGAGCAACGTATCTCTGTTGTGCGCCGTACGCAAACGTGCCCACCATCGCGGTGCGATCACTCATCTTGACTTGATACGTGGATATCGCGGAGAAACCCGGTAAGGCTTGATACTGACCAGCCATCACGTACACCCACCAACCTTTACCCGCAACGCGCAGCCCTGCACCATAACTGGCTGAGTTGGCGGTCTTGGGAGGAAGACCGTCTGGCCCCTGCTCCAACGAAACCGCCAGACCCGCTCCGACAGCTACTCCTACCTGCACTCCGTTGGTAGCTGCTAGATTCCTGTGAATCCCCAAATGAACTTCGAGTGTTCGGAATGTCTGAATCTTATCTACTGCGAACTCACCCGGGAGACCGCTTGCGTCACCGCGCAACGCAAGACCCCATCGGCCCGCGCCAAGCATCGCCTGAACACGGCCACCCGCTAGATCTCGAGGTTCGGCCGGAGGAGACCAATACCGCATTGCCCATACCCACCCCTCAGCTCCACCCTTTTGAGCCAAAGGATCAACCACTGTCTCTACGGGTTGTGGAAGTGCTGCAGCGATAACTGCTTGAGAATTCACAGTTCCGGAATCATCCTGGGCTATAGAAGATGGGGCAGCTAATACCAGTAAGAGAATCGTTAAGAATAGCTTACGCATTAGTCAACCTTTCTAACCACGGTGGCCGTCGCGGAATTGCCACGGCGAGTTCCTGCCCACGTTTCAGGAGATTTAGCGTTTTCTGACATTTGAGCCTTAGTCTCTTCGTAGGAAGGGGGAGCAAGAGACCCGTCTTCCTTCAGTGCTGGAGGAACCCAATTGAATTTGACTCCTTCAGGAGCATTGTCAGCAAACCACTTGATACTAGCCAGCCGTTCTTTCTCGTACTCAGCTAGACTTTCAGGAGTAACCTCGATTGAAAACTTTACCATATGCGTTGCCCCATTAGTGCTCCTCGTCTTACTCGCGGTGGCATTTTGCCTTTGTGTATAGTATCCACAGCGAAGTCGTGAAGATCCTTCCGACTACGATTGATATCGGAATCTGGTACTCGGTCTAATCTCTCCACTTTCTCTCCGTTCGATAAATAAACGAACTTAGCAGATCCTGCATAGGTCTTACTGAATGCCGCATGGTTCTTCGCCCCGATCACGTAACTATCAGCAAATACCTGAGCATCGACCATTCGACCGTCCTCTGGGTTCATAGCCCGTTGGACAACACCCCGTTTCGGGTCTGCCCATGAAACCTTTGGATCTGCGCTAACATACACGTAAGTTACAGGAATTCCTCGCTTTGCAGCTTCTTTCAGCAGCCAAGGGTTCTCAGTGGCGTTTTGATCCCCGGCCGAATCCCAGGTCACACCGTAATTTCTCTGATTCAACTCTGGAACATTATCTGCCAGTGTTTTCAAGGCGTGGCCCTTACCTGCTCCACAACCTCCGACCGTGACCAACATTCCTTTTGCCCTGTCGGTGTCGCTCATTTCGTCCAAGTGCATCAAAAACGCTCGTTTTGCAATCGCGCTTGCCGTCTGGTGCAATGGAGTGTTCATCGTAGAGCGCATTTGAGCTCGCTTCTCCGGGTCCATATCTGGCTTTCCGGCCCAGGGTTCGAACAGGTTCTTCGCCGTGTCAGCCTCAAACTTTGAGGGATCCTTTGACGCACGAACCATCTCTAGATATTTACGAGCCATGCCGTCTGGATCTCTTTGAAAAGCATCAGCAAAGGCAGACTCAATCGCCCGTTCATGGGGTGTAAGATTAGGCAACCGTGGTACTGGTGGAGGCGGAGGAACCTCGTGCGCTGGAACCCCAACGCGCGCCGCGTCACTCACACCGTCGCCATCCGCATCGTGCTCTACGTCAGGATTATATGAAGGTTGATTCTGACCTGGTTCTGCGGTCCGCTCATCCGCTATTGCCGCTCCCGGTGAACCCGAAGCATCACCACTAGACCACTGACCACCGGTTGGAGAACCCTTTGGATCTCGTGCTTGCCGAGGATTGTAACTCATGGAAGATCACCCTCTAACGGTTGACCGCACCCCGGGCGAACTCGCTCTAGGTTACGCCGCATTTTGAACCTCTTGATGCTTTATGAACCGCCCGTTCGGTCCAATTGGATAAGGATGAGATTTACGATAGTCACTGAATCGTGATCGAGCTTCGGGTGTCCAACCTGCTCGTTTCAAAGAAGAAAGTCTTCTTTGGTCTTGATACCCCCACCCCAATGTTCCCTCTTTTATTCTCTTACGAGCATGTTGGGCCATCATTTCGTGTTGCTTTGGGTCTTTCCACCTAATTCGTAGCGCCTTTGTAGCATCCAAGGGTTCTTCATTTTGAATCGGATGATTACGAAGAACCAGTTCTCTCCACCAGTATTTCTCCCAATCCCAAACGGATTCCAAAGAGTATTGGGCAAGTATGCGACGGTGTATTTTCAACCCTGCATGAAGAAACACGCGGTAGATCTTACGCGGTGATGTGGCTCCAGACCCAGGACCATGAATGAACATCCTTTCCGGATCCCCGGCAGAAGCGCCGATGTAGAAATACACCGGTCGTTCATTCAAAATCACGTACAAGGCGTAAACGTATGGTCTCAAGGAAGATCCCCTTCAGGAACACTTTTACCGCACCCAGGACGAGCTCGCTCCCACCTATCTTTCAACTTTGCATCTTCTGCCTTCTGCCACTGAAGATTTTCGGGAACATCTGGGCCACCACAAGCAAGAGGAAAGATGTGGTCAATCACGTAACCGGGACGACCCTGGGGAAATCCAGTGCACTTCTTGAATTCAGTGAGTGCTTCACTTGACCGAGTCAGTTTCCCAGTCTTCTTGTCGTGAATTCTGTAAGGCAAAAGTTTCGACGGAAACGGGCAGGTCTGCTCACCACGAGCACCGGGACGAACCAAGACCACAACGGGTGGCAGTTCAGTTACTTGGAGGGTAGCAGCAAGGAGCCAAAGAGCAATCATCCAACCACCTTCTTCTCTAGTTTCTCAAGACGGTCTTTCAGCACTGTGATCTCTTCAGCAGCCCACCCCACATTACCCCACACCTCCGTCTGATCTTTGACAACGTCAGATACTTGCTTTAGTAACAGGCCCACAGCACCTATCCCCGCCGTCCACGACATCGCTTCACGACGAGTGACTTCACTCACTTATTAGTCCACCTTCCGCCGCCTCTCTGGCCCGCAGGCACACGAGGTTGATTCTTTCCACCGCCTCCACCAGAAGCACCTTGAATAGCGTCGAAAGTGCCCTTAGACTTTGGTTGGTGCTTCTTCAATTCTTGCACAGTCAAAACCGCTTGACCATACATGCGCTTTTCTTCAAGATTGATACGTGGATCTGGGGGTGTTGTCTTCGCAATACCTGGTCCTCTAAACCCAACTTGAAGAACCTTGATCCCGGGCGGAGAATATGTTGCCTCAGGACCAGGGCCCACATCTTTCTTTTGACCTGACGTCATCAAACTGAGCAATTCACTGTTCGCCCTGCGCTTTGACGGAGGAGACACATTCTGGGCTTGTCGGAACTTCTGTTCAATACTCATTTTTTGTTAGTCCACTGTCCACCTTTGGAGTTACCGCTTGGAACTCTGGGGTGTAGAGCCTCAAAACTACCGCTAGCCCCTCCGCCACGAATTGCATCAAACTTTTTCTGTCCTGCACCTGCAGCCTCTTTCTTAGCTGCCGCCTTAGCACGCACAGCTGCGTGGGCCTTGGCCAGAGATTCTTTTTGCTTTTCGCTCAGGGGTTTCTTAGGAGCCAATGCAGCGTGATCAGATAACTCGGACGAAGTGGGTTTAGTTAGAGCAGAGGTCAATGCTGCTGATTTAGCTTCGGTCAGGATTTGCTAGAGCCTTTTGAACCTGGTTCTCAAGTTTCGTACGCTTTTGTGCAATCTCTGCTAGTTTCGCCTGCACTCCTGGTAGTTGATGCTTGGGCTCAATCTTGGCAAGCGCAGCCTCTCCAGCCTTGATAATCTCTTCCTTGGCCTGTTGCTCTTGGTACCGGTGTTGCGACGGCCACCCTGGTGCATGATACCCCATAGAAAGTCCTACTCTATCGCTCTTTGCCTGGGCTACCAACTTCTTCAGATCTTCTGGACTCTTCGCCCGTGCGATTTCTAACTGAGCAGCTTCTTTATGCTGATCTGGTGTGCGGTCGTACACTTCAGGAAGGTGCTGGATATCTGGGCGCGCAGCCTGACGAGCCATGCGGCGGTCGTGCATGTCCTGAGAATCACCGTCAAAGTGGGCATCAAGTGCCTGAGCCGCTTCCAACGGTATTGAGACTTCACTATAACTGGGGATTTTCACCGTGACAGTACTACGCTTGTGCTGTTTTGCATAGGCAATTTCTTCTTTTAGCCTATCCGGAGGAATATCGCCAATACCGGTTGGACGTTCCCTGTCCTGAGGTTCGTCCCAATCCGGTCGAAAAGCCTCATTGATATGAGCGTCGATACGAGCAACATGTTCCTTAATTGTCGGTGTCGTCCGTCCAGACATAACTGTTTCAGCAGACGCAGTACTTGCGGCAACTTTTGTTGTATTAGCCTCTAATCGGCTCTCGCTACCCATTGATGGAGGAGCAATGAAAGTTGGAGCTCTAGTGGGTGCGGGAGGCGTAGCATCAATGCGTTGTTGACTTAATGCTAGTTGAGTTCTCATTTCTTCTGCTCGACGAGAATGACCAATATCCTCGTCTGTTGGCTTGGAAATAAACTGACCCTTGTGTCGCACCAACCCTGATTGGCGATTAGCAATATCTGTCGGTATACTCTCAGTTTCTCCCGCAGTCTTCATACGATCCCTGGATGCCTGAATCAACTTACGGTCCCATTTAGCTTCGTCAGGAGTGCGTGTTCCAGAGGCGAGCCGTGTTTGGGCTGCTGCAATAACCTCTGAATTTGACTTTCCTGGTTTTGCCTGAGCTTTCTGCATACCACCTTTGTTCACATCGAACGTGGCGTGAGTGATATCCTGACTCTTTGTAGTTGCAGCCCTTGAGGCTGCGACGGTAGACGCTATCTTTTGAGCCTTTTCCGCGCTTAATCCCTGTTCGCGAAGACGACGGTATTCTATCTCGTAGTTACCTTCTGCCTTGCCCGTAAACTTTGCGCGATTAGCCATTACTCGACTCCTATCCGCAGCCTCTTTAAGTTCACGATCCTGAATAGACTTCTTTTGGTCTGGAGAAATAGGTACAACGGATTTATACCGCTCATCTTGACGTGCCATAGCGGCTTTGCCAAAATAACTTTCCATTGTTGCTTTATTTCTGGACTGCTTGGGCATTACTCAGCCTCCTCAGAAACGTAGCAGTCCGGGCATCCCAGAACGGTGTACTCATCAGTGTGAATCTGCTTGCGCAACTCGCCTTCTATTATACCCATACCAAACCCGGTATCAACGCTTCGCTCATCGATCACTTTTGGTTCAGCGAAGAGATGGACGCAAGCCTGACCGTGGGGTAACAGTTCGAGACTAAAGCATCGAGTAGTTACCTCAACAGTGTCAATCCATACCCTGGGACCCCGGCGAACTGGGCTAATGAAGTCGAGTAAGATCACTTCTTTCCCTTCTTGGGCATTTCTTCTATGTCCATCTCTTTGCAATAATCGTCTTCACATTGGTCCATAGCGTCGCAGGTGCAAAGATCACCGGGCATTCCGCAATCCGCACACGCTGACCCAGGATCGTGATCCATCTTACCCATGGGCATCATCTTTCTCCTCCTTCCACCACTGGTGTAAAGACACCACTGTGGCGAATACTATCGAACCAGCCAAAATGAAAAGAGCCAGAGCGACGGCCCACAACGCATGAACGATCGGGACGTTTGCCATCGCCCTGGCCCATGACTAGCAGCGTCCGCCCTTCTTCTTACCCATTGGCTTAATCCCCTTATCCCAGCCCTCTCTTGGGTCGGCTAAACCCTGCCGCTCGTTGAACTTGACAACTAGATCCGCAGCCACAGCGGCATCGTGAACTGCACTCAGGGTTACGGCTTCGTTACGACACGTCAACCAACCAGCAAAAGCAAAGACCGCTTCAGACCCACTCAGTGTGGGGGTCATATCGATCAGTGTTCCTACGGGGTTTTGCCTCATAGAGTAATTCGTTGCTCCTCAGAGGACATTATCACATCTCCGCCATCGATGTGATCTACTAACGACAGGAAATTTGACCAAGGTAGAGAAGTGTGTACGTATCTGTTACACTCCACAGGACAAAATGGAGTGGAGAGCTGACCCTTACAACCACGATAATCTAACTGTCCGTGCAACAACAGAACTGCATGATTTGATTCGTCTTTCCACGCACATTCAATTGCTCCTACCGACAGCAAGAATTCTCTGGGACAAGTCAAACAAGATGGACGGTCAGCATTGGCACACCGAAATCGAAATACGTCGGTCGATTTTGTCTTTGTGGCCATTTAGACCTCCTACTACCATTTACCGAAGTGCGTTACACTTCGGATGGTGCTTTACGTCAATTACTACGCCCGTTGGTAACTCGCGTCGCTTGACGACCTCTGCTTTACAATGGATGCACGGTCGCATAGGTGAATACCAAGGAGCAAACTCCCCTTGGCCACCAGCGGATTCCGGGATGTTGGTCGTCAGGACGTTATTCTTCACGCAGGTGTACCGTTAGCCTTTGCCGCTTTCTTCGAAGCAATCGCTGCTTCACGAGCCTTGGCTAGTGACGCCGCGCGCCGCGCAGCCTTTTCCTCTTCAACCGCTGCTTGTGCTTCTGCTTCAGGATCTACAGCGGGTGCGGGTGCCGGTTCCACTACGGGTTCAGCGTCTACTGCACGCGCAGCTTGCTTCTTTAGTTCTACCTTCTCCGCTACTTTCTCAGGAACAACTACGGGCTCAACGAAGAGTTCATGCTTGGAAGGGTCGAAGTCAGATACGTTGATAAAGGCAGGGTAACCGCCTTCTAGAAAAGTCACCTTGATTGTTGGTACAATAGCCATTACATATTCTCCTTGTCGGGCACGGCCGACGGTTTGGCCGGGGGCGGAATTGCCTTGGCCTCTGACGGACCTGCTTTGTCCGGTTGCGGTTCGTTTGTTTCTTCTTTACCACCAACGTCTATTCCAGATGCTGCTGGTTTAGGTGCTGCCTTAGAAGAGGTGAGTTTGATAAGAGGACTGTTATCGTCGCTGGGACCTACTTGATACGATGCTCGTGGGTCAGGAGCTTCGGCCAATACACCCGGTGGCGCTGGTGCTACCC